TTATTGCGGAATCGTGATCGTCTGACGGCGGGGCCGGCTGCCGTCGCGCGCGGGCACCAGAACCGTGACGACGCAGACCGTGCGCCCGCCCTGCTCGGAGATCTGAACGGACAGAACCTGTCCGCCCGTCTGCGCGGAGGCCTGGGCGGCGGCGGACGAGCAACCGCCCTGGGCCAGGAGTTCGGGTCGCTCGCCCGGCTCGTGCGAGGCGGCGGGGGCGAGCGCCGACACGCCGCCCACGCCCGGCGCGGACCAGTTCGCCGAGGAAGGCGAGACCGCCGCCCACAGCGAAAGGCCGGCCATGAGGGGGAGAAGGAGCGTGCGGCGGGTCATCGGCTTTCCCGGTTTCGATCCTCCTTCTTCTAGGCGCCAGCCGCTGAATGTCGAATGAATAGGCCGGGATTTGGCGCGGTCAGCGGATTTCGGTCTGGGCCTGGAAACGGCCGAGAATAGCGATCACAGCGCCCAGCGCCGAGGCGCCGGCCGCGAGCGCTTCGGCCAGTTGGTCTTGCGCTCCGCCGTCGAGCTGGAAGCCGGCGAGGGCGGCAAGGCTGGCGCAAAGCGCCACGAGCCCACCCCAGACGGTCTTCGATTTCCACCATTGTTTCGTCTCGATCATGCTGGTCTCCTTGGGGTTTGGATGGATTGGGTTTGGATGGTCAAGGTCGAACCGCCAGCGCGATTCGCCCGGCCGTGCCGGCTCCCACGCTGGCGCTCATCTGCGAGACGGCGATGTCGAGGCGCGTGCCGGCGGGGCCGAGCACGGAGCGCCAGGTCGATGCGGCAACGCTCAGCCGCGTCGCCGCTGCGGGAAGATCGAGCGAGCCGCCTTCCAGCGTCGACAGCGTGACGCGATAGGTCTCGTTCTCCTCGCCAAGCGGCGGGTCGGCCTCGTCCCACGCGTCCAACACAGCGCGGCTGCGGCGCAACCAGGCGATGGTCAGCGTCCCATCGTCTTCGAAACGGCCCGAGAGATGAGCCGGCGACAAAGGCAGCAGCGCGCGGCGGCCGAGCGCGGCCGTCTGCCGGTCGGCCGCCTCGTCGTCGAGCCCACGCCCGGAGGGAACCGCAAGCCAAGGCAGCTCCGCGCCGAGCCCAGTGAGCGGGGCGGGTATGGCCACGCACGCTCCGTCGAGCAGCACGAAAGGCGCACCGGCCGCTTGCCCCGCCCGCATGGCGTCCTCAGTGCCGCCCAGCGCGCGCACCAAGCCTGCAAGCTGGAAGCGCCCCGGCGCGACCTCCTCGGCATCCCGAAACTGCACGATCTCCCAGGCGCCCGATGTCGAGCGGATCGCCGCTCGGTTGGCGCCCGCCAGAAGCGCCTCTTCCGGCACCGAGGCGAGCGCCCCGCGAACCAGATCGATCTCGATCCGGTTGGCCCGGTCCCACATACCCTCCCGCCCCGCTCCGAGCGGCTCCGTGAGGAAGCCGATGGTGGCGGGGCGGGTCACCCGATCGAAAGGCTGGAAGCCGGAGCCGGTCGGCGAAGCGAAGAGGTCGAGCGGCACGAAGGGCTTAGCGGTCGCCGCCAGAAAGGCGCCTCCCCCGCCCTCGAAGGATGGCAGGTCCATCCAGAGCGCCACCGGCCGCGAGGCGATAAGGGGCTGCGCGGTGGCTGGCCCGGATAGCAAGCCCGCCTCCACGGGCCGCAGCGCGGCCGCGCGAACGCGCCGTGCCTCCACCCGCCGCGTCAAGCCGTCCTCGATCCGCTCGATACGCCAGACGCCGGGCACATCCGGCGCGCGCACGAGGTCGCCCGGTGCGAGCGAAAGCTCGGCCGGCGAAAGGCCGAAGCTCGCCGTCTCGCGCTCGCCCCCTTCCCGATCCAAGAGTTCCGCGGCAAAGCGCCTCGCCTGTCCCTCCGCCAGGATCACCGGCAGGTCCACCGCCGTCTGCCGTGGCCGGTCGGCGTCGCCCATCGCCGCGTCCGCCACCGCCGCCTGATAGGCGCGGGACGGATCGCTGAAACCCACCAGAACCTCCTCCACCGTCTCCACGGGTTCGGAACGGCGGACCTCGAAGCGCGGTGCGTCGTCATCCTCGGCCAGGGCTTCCAACGCGAATGGGTCGGTGCGCCGCGCAAGCGAGCGAAAGCGCAGCTTCCCGCCCTCCGCGCGCACCTCGGTTCCCGTCAGGCGTAGAAGCTCTTCCAGTTCGGCGCGTGCCGATCCCGGACCCGACACGAGATAGCCGCCGAGATCGGCCTCGACCTCCACAGTATCGCCAGAGTCGAACTCATGGTCGGCCAGCAGCTGATCGATCAGCCCATCCAGCGGCGCGCGGCCGAGCCGCCCCGTGAGCCAGTGCCCGCGCTCCCAATTGGCGCCATCCGCCCAGATCTCGGCCCGGTCGGGAAAGGCCGGCGCCGGCCGCGCGTCCCAGCACCAGAGATGGATCGCCTCCGCCGGCACCATGCGCCCGCCGTAAAGCGGCGAGACCGGATTGTCCGCTTCGCGGAAGCCCGGCGAGGCCGGGTCCCAATGGCCGAGATGCGCCTCGAGGAAGCGGCGCTGCGCCAGATCGTCCCGCCCGCCATTGGAAAAGTACGGCCAGTGGCTTTCGGAGGATTTCGGATCATAGAAGACGTTCGGCTGGTTCGCCCCTTTGTCGATCGCAGGGCAGCCGAGCTCGGTGAACCAGATCGGCTTCGACATCGGCACCCAGCCCGTCGGCTGCGCGCTCTCCACCCCGCCGTGCCGCTCGAAATGCCGGTTCGCCCACCAGTTCTTCAGGTCCTTGGGCCGAAACACCCAGGGCTTGCCCAGCCCGTCCGTGATCGGGCTTCGCCGCCCGGCCCGCCGCGCCGCCTCGCTTTCATAGTGCCAGTCGAAACCTTCGCCGGCGCCGATCGATGCGCGTAGCGCCTCCCGGTCGTAGGCCGACGCCGCCTCGCTCGCCTCCCCTTCGTCCCGCCAGTCGGCCAGCGGCAGGTAGTTGTCGATGCCCACCGCCCCGATGTCCGGCGAGGCCCAAAGTGGGTCGAGATGGTAGAAGACGTCGTTCGACCCATCGTGCGGCTGATGGCCGAAATACTCGCTCCAGTCGGCGGCATAGGTAAGGAGCGTGTCAGGCAGCAGCGCCTTCACGTCCCGCGCCAGCGCCACCAGCGCCTCCACGACCGGAAAGCGCCCGGCCTCGTCGCGGATCGCGGTCAGCCCGCGCATTTCCGAGCCGATCACGAAGGCGTCGACGCCCCCTGCGAGCTTGGCCAGATGCGCGGCGTGAAGGATCATGCGGCGGTAGGACCATTCGGCCGGTCCGCCATAGCGCACCTCCCCGCCTACGATGGCAAAGTCGGCAGTACGGGCGGAACCGACGAAGCGCAGGATATCCGTCCGCGCCTGCGCGCTCCGATCGGCCGAGCCCGCCCGGCCCGGAGCCTCGTCGAGCGTCATGCGGCCGCGCCAGGGATAGGGCGCCTGCTCCGCGCCGCCATACGGGTCCGGCAACGCGTTGCCGGCCGGCATGTCCATCATCAGAAACGGATAGAGCGTCACCCGAAGGCCGCGCGCCCGAAGCTGGGCGATGGCGCGCAGGACGCCGGCGTCCGAGGGCGTGCCGCCATAGGCCGGTGCACCGTTCACCTGGCTGACGAGATGCGCCTGGCCGCGCCCTACGCCGCCCCCGCGCCAGACGATCGTCTCGTCGCGCGCCCACACCTCGACGCCCGGCCGCACGCTGGCATGGCCCACGCGAAGGTCGTCCGCGAACCAGCTCACCACCAGCGCCGCGCGCTCCAGGCGCGGGCAGAGCGCCGTCAGCTCCTCCAGCGACGCGGCAAAATCGCTCGCGCCGTGCAGCATGTTGCGGTTCGGAAGCCGGTCTGCCCCCGGCCCGATGCGCTCGCGCACCGGCAGCGGGTCGAGCCCGTGCTCCGTCGCGCCGGGAATGATCGTCACCGCCCGCAGGCCCGCTTCCAGCGCACCCACGGGGCGGATCACCTCGCAGCTGATCTGCGGAATGCGGTTGCCCCAGCGCTCCAGCGCCAGATGCTCGAAGACGAGATAGGCGAGGCCGCGATAGGCCGGCGCGTTGCCCCGCCCCTGCCGAGCTTCGATCAGGGGATCGGGCTCCTGATCCTCACCGCCCTTATGAAGGCGGACATTGACGAGCGACAGGTCGAGTTCCTCACCGTCGGCCCAGATGCGCCGGGCATGGGCGATCGGCCCTTCGCAGAGGCCGATCGCGACATTGCCGAAATAGCTGTAGGTCGTGACCTCGCTACGCCCTCGCCCGGCGCCGCCCTTGCCGCCGCTGCGCTCCGTGGTCGCCGCTTCCTCGAAACGCGTCGTCCAGATCACCTGCCCCGCGATCCGCGCCGTGCCGTAGAGCCGGGCGACGCCCGCGCCCTCGTCGGCCTCCATGATGCGGCTGCCGGACAGGCGCGGCCCCTGCCGCTTCGTGCGCGCGCCGAACAGACGGTCGTCGATAGCGGAACCGCCGAGCGCGCCGATGGCCCGGCCGGCCATGGCGCCGAAAGGGCCGCCGACGAGCCCGCCCAAGGCGCCGCCCACGGCCTGAAGAAGGATCGTCGCCATGCCTCAGCTCCGGTCGATGAATTGAAAGACACCGGCGATCCGCCCGGCCCAGCCCGGCGTCAGCACCGAGGAAACGACGGACGCGCCCTCATAAGCGTGGATCAGGCGCAGGGTCCGACCCAAGCCCCCGTCCGGCGCGTCGAGAATCCCGCAATGCTTGGCCGGCCGTCCCTCGCGCCAGCGAAACAGAACGAGGTCGCCCGGCGCCGCCTCGCCCGGTTCGATCGGCCGGAAAAGCCGCTGCGCGGCATCGCACATCGGATCGCCCGATCCGGTCTCGGCCCAGTCGGCGCTATAGGGGCCGGGCGTTTCCGGCTCGGCGCCGTAGACTTCGCGCCAGACCCCGCGCACGAGGCCGAGACAATCGCAGCCGACGCCCGCGCGGCTGCCCTGGTGGCGATAGGGCGTGCCGAGAAAACCGCGTGCCGCGGCCAGCACAAGCGCGCGCATCACGGCACCACCGGCGAGCCGTCATGCCGCCCGTCGCTCTTGGCGATGCCGAGCGCGCTGTCGGCGCCCGGCAGATGCGGGAAGCCGCGAAAGTTGACGCCGTTGCCGAACCGGTCGCGGCAGGTCGTAAACGAGCGGTCGCAACCCGCCACGAGAGCCACCTGCCCCCCCGCCTCCGGCAGGCGCACGGGCCCCCGATGCAGGAACAATCGCAGCGTTCCCACCTCCTCCCCATCCGCCATTCCGCGCAGCGGCAGCGGCGCCGAGCCGTCCGCCAGGACCAGCCGGCCCTCCGCAAACAAGCCTTGTTCGCCGCGCGCGATCGCCTGAACCGGGCGAACCACGATCACCGCGTCCGAGGCGGACACGACCACGACCGACCGTGTCCAGGGTGCCAGATCGACCCCGCAGCGCCGATCTCCAAGCACCGCATCGCAGCGGCGGCGATAGGTCCGGCCGCGCTGGCGCTCGAGCCGGGCGGCCAAGCCGCGCAGTTCGGCGCGAAAGCCCCCCGGCCCTCGCGTCACCTCGCCGAGATCGGCGACCTCCATCAGAACGTGATGGCTCGGCTCGCGCCAATCGACGCGGAAGCTTTCGACGCTGGAGCCGTCGAACAGGCCGCGTTCCACATCCGTCTCGCGAATCGCCTCGTCGGAAAAGCCGCCGTCCACCGCCTCGGTCCCGGCGCCCAACCCGCGCGCCGCTTCGCTCTCGCCGGCCGTCCAGCCGCTTCGGGCGCGAAACAGCGTTCCGGCGAAGCGGAGATCCTCGTCATGGTCCGTGAAGCCGAACACGGCGCCGTCGCGCCGCGTCAGCCGCCAGGCGCTGGCAAGCGTCGTCGCCGGCTGCTTCAGCCGCGCCTGGAACTCAGAGGACAAGGCTCTCATGGCCGGATCTCCACCAGCGGGATGGACGGGATGTCGCCGGCCTCGAAGGCGGCGACGTTGACAGCGAGATGATCCATGTCGAAGCGCACCGGCACGTCGAACTCGAAACCGGCCGTCACCGCGCTGCCGACCGGCGGCGCGGCGGCGAAGGTCAGGATCCCGGTCGTGGCGTCGATGTCGGCGTCGGTCACGACGCCGTTCACCGCCGCCCGCACCGTGCCGGCCAGCGGCTTGCGGATCGGCCTGACATAGGCGTCCGCGCCGGTGCCGTAGCGTTTGACGAGCTGGAAGCCGCGCGCCGTCCCGTCGCCGGTGCCGAGCGGCTGATCCAGAGCGGTCACAGGCTTGCCCCAGCGCGCCGAGGCAGCGTCGAACGGATCGCGGAAGCGAAAGCCGACGAGCCGCCCACGCCGCGCCTCGAAGAACTCGAGCACGCTGACGAGATCGGCTAGGCTCTTGACGCCCGAGCCCGCGTCGTAGCGCCGCCAGGAATGGCGCGTGCGCTGGTTGCGGTTCTCGTAGCCCGTGGAAAGGCGCACGATGTCGGTGCGCCGCTCCGGCCCGCCCGAAGTGCCGAAGGCGACGGCCAGCGGAAAGCGTTCCTCGCTGAAGGAGGCGACCATCTCAAAGGCCCCTCTGGCCGCGCAGGGCGGCCCGCGCCAGCATCGCCTGGATCTGCGTTTCCGCGCGGCGGAAGCTCTGCGCGTCGGGCGTCGAAACGTTGAAGGTGACCGAGGACCCGCCGCGCCGCCCGCCGTCCACCGCAACGCCGAGCGAGCCGTCCGCGCCGCGCTTCAACGGCATGATCGCCTCCGCGCCCGCCTCGCCCATCAGACCGACCTGCCCGCCGGCCGGAAAGAAGCTCGGCGCGCGCACCACGCCGCCCTTGGCGAAGGGAACGACGCCCGGTGCCGGCTGCCCGCCCGCGCCCTGCCCGCCCGCGCCCCCCGTCAGGCCGGACAGCAACGAACCGACGACGCTTCCGGCCAGATTCGACAATGGCTTGAGCGCCGCGTCGAGGGCGATGGTCGAGATGCGGCTGCCAAGCCCCTTGAGCACGGTGTCGAGGGAGCGCCCGCCGCCGGCCGCCCCCTTCAGCGCGGCCGTCATCGCGGCGCCGAAACGGTCGGCGCGCGTGGAAAGGTCGGTCAAGGCGCGCTCGAAGCCGCTCGTGTCGGCTTCCACGGCAATGCGCATCGTGTCCACGGACGGGTCCATGTCATCTCCGATCGGGATAAAGTTGAAGAAGCTCGCCAAGCCGCGCGCGGCTCGGGCCGCCTCCGCGTGCGCGAGAGAGGGGCGACGCCAAAGCGGCCAGCTCGCGCGGGCTCAAGGCCCAGAAGTCTTTGGGGCTGAGACGAAGCGTGCCGAAGCAGAGCGCCATGGCCTCGTCCCAGGGAAAGGCCGCCACGCCGGCTTCCTTGGCCGGGGCCGGCGCGGCGGCGCTCAAGGGCGCGGCGGGGCGGCCTCCTCGCCCGTGCCGAAGGCCGCTTCCAGAAGCTCGGCCGCCAGCGCCGCCGCGCCGGCCGCGCCCCGGTCGAAGCGCATGGCGGCGACCGCCTCGTCGCTCGCCGTCTCGCCCGCGCCGCGCAGGCCCGCTGCGATGATCCGGGTCAGATCGCGCGCTGAAAGCCGGCCCGAGCCGAAACGCTGGGCGAGCGCGGCGATGTCCTCCAGCGCGAAAGCGTCCTCCAGTTCGGCCAGCGCCCCCAGCGTCAAACAAAGCCGGTGCTCGCGCCCGTCTATCATCGCGGCCACCTCGCCGCGTCGCCGGTTCGCGCCCATTAGATGGCCTCGAAGGTCAGCGCGCCGGCCGATTCCAGCGTCATCTCGAAGCTGACCTCGCCATTGTGCTCGCCGGCATATTCCAGCGCCGTGATCTGAAACGGCCCGCTGACACGCCCAAAATCCGGGATCACTGCCTGGAAGGGCGCGATCCGCCCTTCGAAGAAGAGCTTGCGCACTGCCATGTCGGAGGCCGCGTCCTTGAAGATGCCGGCGCCCGACAGCGCCGCGCGCTGCACGCCCGCCCCGCCCAGAAGCTCGCGCCAGCGCCCGGCGCTGTCGCTGTTGGTCACGTCCACCGTCTCTGCGTTGAAGGAGATGCGGCGCGAGCGAAGCCCCGCCACCGTCTGAAACACGCCGCTCGTTTCCGCGTCGAGCTTCAGGAGAAAGTCCTTGCCCTTTTGCGCGCCCATGGCCGCCTCCAAAATTTTGCGCAACAAAAAAGGGCGGCCCGAAAGCCGCCCTCGTGTCCGATCTGAAAATTGAGTGCTGGCTTAGGAAGCCAGCGGCTCCGTCACCGCGCGAAAGCGCAGGATACCGTGATAGGCTGGCGAGTCCGGCTCCTGCCGCGCCTCGGCGAATTGCAGCCGGAGGTTCACCAGACGGTGCGTCTCAAGCGGCAGGCTCGCGTCGTTCAGTCGGCCCGCGATCTTGTCCATGATCTCGTAGGTTTCCTGCTTCGAGCCGCCCTTGGCCCAGACATGCAGGGTCAGGATATGCTCGGCCCCGTCCTCCGTGCCGGTGGACCAGTCGATCACCGCCGTCCGCCCAAGCGTCAGATAGGGAAAACTCGCCCGCTCGGGCACGCGGTCGAAAATCTTCGGGCCGCCGAGAAGCTTGGTCAGCGCCGCGTCGGCCGTCAGCGCGCCGAGGATGGTCGTCTGCAATTCCGCCGAGGGGTGCGACATGCTCTGAGAACCTTTCCATGCCTGCGATCACGTCTGATACATCATATAATATGACGTGAGCATTACGGGCGCCATTCCCGATTCGTTAAAATTGCGTGAGGATTTTCCCGGCCCGGGTCGCTTTCGCGAAGACGAGCCGCCTCCTCCCGTTGGTCTAAGCGCTCGGCAAGCGCCTCGACCACCCGCCGTCGCATCTCCTCGCGAAGCGCGGCCTTGTCGAAACGCACTTGCACCAAGCCGATCATGCTTCCTCCTCACAGCGGCAGACGAGCCAGCGCCCGGTCTCGTCGGGGTCGTGCAGGCTGCGGATCACGAGTCGCCGCGCTCCCAGGCGAAACGCCATTCCCCGCACGAGGCCCGCCCGAGCCCGCAGGGTGACGCGATGCGTGATCGCGCCGATCCGCTGCCCGAGCCGCTCCTCGACGATCGCGGTCAGAGGCTCGACGCGAACCGAGGTCTCGCCCACCTCCACCCAGTTCTCCCGGGCTCCGCCCGAACCGTCCGTCACAAGGTCGTTGCGCTCGATCGCCGCCCGCTTGGTCAGAAGGCCGGGGTCCAGAAACAGGAGCGCCATGTCAAAGCCTCGGCGCCCGGAAGGGAGCGATCAGCGCGCGCGCCAGCGGCGGCATGAAAGCCGGCTGCAGCGCCGGGCCGACCGTGCCGCGCGTTTCGAACGCGGCCGCCGCCAGGCGCAGGATGGCGAGCTTCAGCGCTTCCGGCACATCCTCCGCGCGCTGCCCGGCCCGAACTTCCACCTCTACCCCGTTCGGCGCGCGACCAGCGAGCCCGGGCGGCAGGATCAGATGTGCGCCGAAGGGCTGGGCCTCCAGCCGAAACGAAGCGGGATCGAGCGGCGCCGCCGTGCCCCGCTCGTCAAAGCCGATCGCCTCCAGCACGCTGCGGATCGGGCGGCGACGGATGGCCAGAACCGCGCTCGCCGGGTCCGGCTCGAAGGCGATGCGCACGCGCCGCTCGGTCAGCACCAGCCCGGTTTCCGCCTCCACCGCCTGCCGCGCGGCCTTCAGGCAGGTGGCCACCAGCGCGTCCTCGTCGTCGCGGTCGAGCCGCAGAAACGTCTTCGCCTCGGCCAGCGAAACCGGCTCCACCGAGGTCTTGTCCAATTCGATCCAGATCATGTCCCGCCAGCCCCGTTTGAAACGAAAAAGGGCCGGGCGTGTCCCGCCCGGCCCCCTCCTGCCGTCGCCCCTCCGTCAGGCGGAGAAGCGCAGATACTTCGCCGCGTCGAAGTCCTGAATGCCGCCGCCGACCCGCTTGGTCGTGTAGAACAGGACATAGGGCTTGGCGGAGTACGGATCGCGCAACACGCGCACGCCCTGGCGATCCACCACGAGGTAGAAGCGCGAGAAGTCGCCGAAGGCGATGGCGCTCGCCCCCGTCGCGATGTCGGGCATCGCTTCCGCTTCAACAACGGAAAAGCCCATCAGGCTCGCCTTGGCGCCGACGGCCGCCGGCGGCTGCCAGAGATAGTTGCCCTCCGCGTCCTTGAGCTTGCGCACCGCGCTCTGCGTGCGTCGGTTCATCACGAAGGAGGCGTTCTGGCGGTAGCCCGCCTTCAGGGCGTAGACGAGGTCGATCAGCGCGTCCGAGCCCCCCGCCGCCGCGAAATTGCCGTTGACGCCGGTCGAGACCGTGCCGACCTTGCCCCAGGCCCATTGCGCCTCGGGCACCGTGTCGTAGCTCATGAAGCCCTTGGGCTTGGCCGCGCCGTCGCCGGTGACGAAGGCGACGCCCTCCTGCGTGGCGAAGGCCTGTTCCACCTCCTCGCCGATCCAACTGTCGATGTTCACCGCCGCGTCGTCGAGCAACGCGTTCGTCGCGGCCGGCATGGCGTAGAGTTCCATGGTCGGGAACACGAGCTCGCCGAGCTGCGGCTGCGCGGTCTGCGGCCGGGCATCGGTTTCGCCCACCCAGCCGGTCTGCGCTCCATTCAGCGCGAACGGCTTCTTCAGAACGGCCGCCGACACAGCGCGGATGCCCGCAATGCCTCGGATGGGCGAGACATTGGCAAGGCGCCGGCCGATCTCAGCCTCGGTCTCGGGCGGCACGAGAAAGCCGCCATCCGCGCCAACGAGGCCGGACATCGCCTTTTCCTCCAGGCGCCGCATCCGTCCCTCGTCGCCGGCGCGGACATAGGCCTCGAAGGCCGAGCGGTGTTCGCTCGGCAGGGCCTGCGCGCCCTCGCCGCCCACCGGCGGGCGCAGGTTGCGCAGCACCAGACGCTCCATGCGCTTCTCATGATCGTCCATCGCCTTGGACAGGCGATCGACCTTCTCGTCGGTCACCGGATCGGCGCTCATGCGTTGCTCGATCTGATCCAGCCGCTCGTCGTTCGCCTCGCGAAAAGCGTCGAAGGCGCGCATCAGCTCGTCCAGCGTGTCCGGCCCCGCCGCGTTCGCGCCCGTGCCGGCCTTGGTCTCGATCGCACCGCTCGTCATCGTCTGCATGGGATCTCCTTGATGGAAGGGGAAAGGGTGGCATCCGCGATCCGCCGGGCGGCGGCCGCGAAACGGTGGAGGAGATCGCCGCGCGCTTCGCGCACCCGCGCCGCTTCCTGCATGGGGAAGGTCACGATGCTGATCTCCAGAAGGTCGATGTCGAGAAGCAGGCGCCGGGCGCCCCTCTCGCGGAGCGGGCGGCTTGCCCGCGTCCGAAAGCCGATCGAAAGCCCGTCCAGCGCCTCGGCGCGAAGCAGCGCGAAGGCCTCTCGGCCCTGCGCCGTGTCAAGCGCGAGCTGCCCCTCGGCCAAAAGCCCGCGCCCGTCCTCGATCAGTCTGGTCCAGACGCCGATCGGCTTCGTCGGGTCGTGCTGCCACAGCATCCGAATGCCGCCGACGCCCCGCTCGTGCAGCGCGCGGGCGAAGGCACCGGGCCGGATGCGATCGCCCGACAAGTCCGTGCGCTCGAAAAGGCTGGCATAGCCTGACACGAAACCGGGCGGCGGCGGCGCGGCCGCCGCGCGCGGAAAGTTGGGCACGCTCCTCACGAGCTGCCCCCGCGCCGGCCGGCGGCGGTCGCCAGCCCTTCGGCAAAGCGCTGGAGAACGCCGAGCGCCCACCAGGCGCAGAGGCTGGCGGCGGCCGAGCCAATCAGCGCCAGTTCCGCCGCGCCAATGCGCTCGGTGAAGCCGAGATGATCGGCCAGCGCTAAGCCGGCCGGGCCGCCGAACACGAGGCCCGTCACCGCGCCGGCCAGAAAGCGCACCGCCGCATCCCGTCGCCCGGCCGGCAGGAGGTAGGCGATCGAGATCACCGATCCACCCACCGCCCCGGCGAGTTTCGCGCCCCAAAGCGCGAGCGGCGAGACGACGTCTCCCGTCATCGTATCCATGATGGTTCCTTTCGAAAGCTCAGCGCCGGCGCGGCCCGTAGCCGACCGCCTCGCGCTTCTCGTCGTCGTCCAGAAAACCCGCGGCCCCCAGCCGCGCCCAAAGCGCCTCGCGCTCGACGGACAGGCCCTCGACCCGGTCGGCGTCGAAGCCGAGCCGCAGCCTTCGGCCGGGCTCGAACCCTTCGCCCAGCCAATCCCCCAGCGCGGTCAGCAGCCGGCCGAGCAGCGGCAGGACGGTGAGCCGGAACAGCGCCCGGTTGGCCTCGGCATAGTTGGCATAGGTCGCGTCGCCCGGAATCCCGAGCAGCATGGGCGGCACGCCGAAGGCGGTGGCGATGTCGCGCGCCGCGCCGTTGCGCGCCTCGATGAAGTCCATGTCGCGCGGGGTCAGCGCCATGGCCTTCCAGTCCAGCCCGCCCTCCAGCAGCATGGGCCGCCCCGCTCTCGCCGCGCCGGCATAGCCGCTTTCGAGTTCGACCTTCAGCCGCTCGAACTGGTCGGCCGAAAGATTGCCGCCGTCGCCGGGCTGGTAGACCAGCGCGCCGGAGGGCCGGGCCGAATTGTCGAGCAGCGCCTTGTTCCAGCGCGTCGCGGCATTGTGCAGGTCGAGCGCGGTCTGTGCGGCCTGGAGCGGCGCAAAGCCCTCGCCATCCCCCAACGGGTGGAACATCCGGATCGCCAGAACCGGCGCCGCCCCTTCCTCCGTTTCCAGCGGCAGGCGCCGCGCGCTGGAGCCGGCACGATACTCCACCGCCTGCGGCCACCCGTCCGCGCCGCAAAGGACGCGCACCCGGTCCGGCCGCAGCGCGTGAAGCTGGCGCGGCTGTCCACCAAGCGAAATCGCCTCGACATGCGCCGCGCCCGAGAGCAGCAGATGCCCGCAGAGCGTTTCCAGAAAGCCCGGCCCGTCCTGCATCGGGTTCGGCCGGCGCAGAAGGTCGAGGATGGGATGCGTCTCGACCTCCGACGGGCCCTCGTAGAGAAGGATCGGAACGGCGGCGGCCGTTTCGGCGATCAACCGGACGCAGCGATAGACGACCGGGTTCTGCATGAAGCCGACCCGGGAGAGCGCGGCATAGGAGCGCTCGCTCCAGGCCGCCGCGTCGCCCGAGCCGCCGCCGAAGACGAGTGCGCCGCCGGTGGATTTGCGTTCGGGCACGCGCGCGCCCTCGCTGCCCAGGCGCGCCAGCGCCCGCAGCCGTAAAGCCAGTCCCATGGATGTCTCCAGATGTTTTGGTGAGCCGCACGGCCTGCTTGGCCACGCGCGGCGAAGGAGAACCAAATTGCTTGTTCGTCCCGCCAAAGGTGGACGGGAACCAACGCCGCGTCGGTCATCGACGCGAGAGAAACGGCACTGAGGCCTTGGGGAAGGCCGCGCTAGGCGAGAGCCGTCCATCGCCTCGAAGAGCGCCTGACGAAATCTCCGGTCAGAGAATGCCGCAGGGCCAAGCCTTCGCGACGAGAAGACCCGACCGGCCGACCCTCGCGAGGCTTTGTCAGGTCCATTAAAGACTGCGAATGCGCGGCGCCGCCTGCGCCTGCGTCAGCGCCGTCACCGCCCAAACCAGCGCGTCCAGCCGGTCGGGCGAGCGGCCGTTCGACAGGCCATCCGGCCCGAAGTCGCACATCTCGTCCTCCAGTTCGGCGAAGCTGCCGGCATGGCGCACGCGCCCTTGTTCGTAGAGCGTGGCGACGGGCTCGGCCCGCAGCCACTTGCCGCGCGTCGCCCGCACGCTGGAAACGGGCAGATGCGGCGCCACCGCCGCAATCACCGATCCCACCATGTCGCCGCCCTGGTTCACCTCCGCGACGATGCGGTCCGCCTCGACTTCGGCAAACAGCGACACGGCCCGCGCCGCCCATTCCGGCGGCTTCAACCCGCGTCGGCTCCGATCGGCCAGCACATAGACGATCCCGTCCTCGCCCATCCCCGCCGCCACGAGGCCGCAGGCGTCGGAGCGCTGCGTCGCCGTTGCCGGCGGGTCCACCGCCACCACGACACGGCGAAGGGCCGGCGCGGCGCGAACCCGCCCTCGGTCGATCGCGGCGCGGCTGAACAGGGCATCTTCGCGCCCGTCCACCAGTTCGCCGTCGAGTTCCTGCCGCCCGAGCCGCGATCCGCCATAGCGCGCCTCCATCGCGGCCAGAAAGCCGGGCGCCAGATGAGCGCGGTTTTCCACGGTGCGCATATGAGTCACCCGCGTTCCCGGCTCGGCCATCAGGCGTTTCAGCAGCGGCACGGCGCGCGGCGTCGTGGTCAGCGCCATGCGGGGCGTCTCGCCGAGACGCAGCGCCAGTTGCAGGTTGTCGAAACAGTCTTCCGCATGGGTCCATTTGGCAAGTTCGTCGCCCCAGGCGGCGTCGAACTGGTAGCCGCGCAGGGCGTCGGGGTCCTCCGAGGAAAAGATCTGAGCCACCGAGCCATTGGCGAAGACCAGCCGCCGCCGCGTCGCCTCGAAGACCGGCCGCGTCTCGTAATGTAGCGCCTTCAAGCCGCTCTCGCCCTCGACCATCACCTCGCGCGCGTCGCCCAGCGTTTCCGCCACCAGCGCGATGCGCCCGTGAACGCGCCCGGCCAGCGGCTTTTGGCCGAGCGCCAACGCGCGCACCCATTCCGCCCCGGCGCGGGTCTTGCCCGAGCCGCGCCCGCCGATCAGCAGCCATTGCCGCCAGTCGCCCGGCGGCGGAAGCTGCGAGGGCCGCGCACAGGCCGCCCAGTCCGGCATGGCACGGGCGATCACCCGCTTGGGCTGGCTGGCAATCTCCGCCTCCACCGCCTGCCAGAAAGCGGCGTCGCCCAGCGCCGCCCCGTCCCCCTCCATCCCTTCCAAATGCGCGCCATCCGCGATCGCTCCGGCCGCCTCTCTCAA